CTGTCGGAAATAGAAGTAAGCCAGACCAACCGACAAAAACAAACCTATCACGCTTAAGCCAGTCATCGAGAACATCGAACCACCCCCGTTGTTGAATTGGTTGTGAAAGTGTTGAAGATACCATTATCCTCCAGTAATACTTTTCCTATTTAGTTTACACTTCTTTACAATTATTGTCAAGCATAAAAAAAGGAACCCGAAGGTTCCTTTTCTGTTTATTCAGTTTTTATGAAACTCAACCGATGGTTGGAGCAGTCAGAGCAACAGGAGTTGACTCAGCAGCAGCAAGATCCAGAGGGAAATTGTGTGCGTTTCTCTCGTGCATCACTTCCATCCCGAGTCCAGCACGGTTAAGAACATCAGCCCAGGTGTTGATAACACGACCCTGAGAGTCGATGATGGACTGGTTGAAGTTGAAACCGTTGAGGTTGAATGCCATCGTGGAAACACCAAGAGCAGTGAACCAGATACCGACAACTGGCCAAGCGGCGAGGAAGAAGTGGAGCGAACGGGAGTTGTTAAACGAAGCGTACTGGAAGATCAGGCGACCGAAGTAACCGTGGGCAGCCACGATGTTGTAGGTCTCTTCTTCTTGACCGAACTTGTAACCATAGTTCTGGGACTCGTTCTCGGTGGTCTCACGGACCAGGGAAGAAGTAACCAGCGAACCATGCATCGCGGAGAACAGGGAACCACCGAACACGCCAGCAACGCCGAGCATGTGGAAGGGGTGCATCAGGATGTTGTGCTCTGCTTGGAAGACAAGCATGTAGTTGAACGTACCAGAGATACCCAGGGGCATCGCATCAGAGAAAGAACCTTGACCAAAAGGATAAACCAGGAATACGGCGCTAGCAGCAGCAACAGGTGCGCTATAAGCAACACAGATCCAAGGACGCATACCCAGGCGGTAGGAGAGTTCCCACTCACGACCCATGTAGGCATAGATACCGATCAGGAAGTGGAACACAACCAGTTGGAAAGGACCACCGTTGTAGAGCCACTCATCTAGGGAAGCAGCTTCCCAGATGGGGTAAAAGTGCAGTCCAATAGCATTGGACGAAGGGATGACAGCACCAGAGATGATGTTGTTTCCGTACATGAGTGAACCAGCAACGGGTTCACGGATACCGTCGATGTCCACTGGGGGAGCACCAACGAAGGCGATGATGAAACAAGTAGTTGCTGCCAGCAGGCAGGGGATCATCAGGACGCCAAACCAACCAACATAGAGGCGGTTATCAGTAGAAGTTACCCAGTTACAGAATTGTTCCCAGGTGTTTGTGCCTTGACGGCGTGAAAGAGTTGCAGACATTGTTTTAAGTAAAAGTAAGTAGGTCCATCAGGGAAATGGTGGAGATACTTATTTCTCTGACACCCTCAGTCAGAGATATAAGAGGCGTATTTTACTTGCGTAGCCTCGGTAAGGTGGTTAGACCCTTTTCCGCAAGTGTTACAAGTTGTTTAGAAAATGTTACATTCCTTAACAACTTTGATTTATTTATAATACTACGGTTTTCCGCCATTGTCAACCCCCTTTGGAGATTTGATTTGGAGGTGTCCCGAAGACCTGCTTATTATAGGGTATCGTAGAGAACCCGTCAAGCCCCTATTCTGGTTTCGTTGGCCAAACTGGATTGGCGGGGTCAGGGGTGTTTGCTGGCAGGTCGCGCAGTGCTTGGCGATATGCTCTCATTTCATCAGTAAGAGTTACGTCAGCAAGGGCGAGGTAATCGGTTTCAGAAAGAAGTGCATTACGTTCGGTGCGAAGCGTTTTTAGTGCTTCAACGGAAACTGCTGCGTCGTAGGCAGCCTGTAGTTCAGCTTCAGTCGGTTGAGGATCAGGACCATTCCACTCAACGATGGAGTGAGGGGGTACGGATTGCGTGAGCTTGTAGCTGTTGGCGTTAAGACCGAGATGGTCGATTGCGATATTGATGTCCATGGTTAGCTCAACTTAAAGATGGTGACCATTGTGTATTTTTCAGCGGCTAAACTTGCGGCTCGGCCAAAGCCGTCAGAAGTTTGAGTAGTGGCGCACCGATGCTGGATTTCAAATGTATTACTTGCTGTCAAAGTTACAATGTCAAACCCAAAACTGCGCGTCATAACGGTGACGCTAGAGTTCATGTACTCGCTTGTACCCTTACCTAAATCAGTTGAACCAGTTACATCCCAAAGTCGCGTTTGGTGGTGATCGACCCTATAAGCAGGAGCACTCCACTGAATTAAATATGTACCTGCGCCAAGGGTAAATTGATTGCTTGAAAGAGTAACAATGCTGTCTGGATCATCTTCAATAGCGGTCAAATCTCTTGTTCGCCACGCTCCACTTGTAAAACCTCCAGCAGCAGTGCCTGAGGTTTTAGAGTCCGTAATTCTAGCGACACTGATTGCGCTAACATCTGCCCACTGCGGAGCACTGCCAGAACCTTGGCTAGTCAGGACTTGACCGCTAGTGCCATAACTGCTGCTAACGTTAATAGCACTCGAAAAAGTAGTAACACCAGCAATATTTACATTATCAAACTCGGCGTGCCCATCAACATCTAGATGCCTACCAACGGTTATATCAGTGCTAATAGCAACATTGCTAGCATTCAAATTCAAGTTATTAGGACTAGTGATCGTGGGAGTACCAGAAGCACCAATCAAATTTAATTCCTTTATACCAAAACTTTTATCTGCCATCGAAGACTTTTTAGTTATTTATGATTGGGTAAATGAAATACCAGAAACACTCACACCACTTATAGATGGTTGAGTATTAGTCGCGTATGGATTATAAAGAATCCTCGCATCAGCACCTTTCAATCCATAAGCATCTGACCAATAACGGAAGGAAGTTGCTGCTCCAACTGGATCCGTTGCCCCATATTCATCTTGGAATAAAGTTCCAGGTCCACTATTAATAACTACACTACCATTTTCAAATAACCAATTTCTAACATCAACTCTAGTGGCAGATGGATTTGATTCCAAGTAACAAGCAAGAACTCCACAAACATTGGGAGTTGCCATGCTCGTTCCATTCAAATACTGATTGTAATATGATCCATTTCTCGGATCAGCATATCCAGAAGAGTATGGACTCAGAACTCCAGATCCAGCAGACCATACGTCAATTGCTGGTCCAGTATTAGAATAATTTGCCTTTCTCTCAGAGGTTATACCAGTCTGAAAGAAAGCAGAATCCATAGATCCAACAACGATAGGAGCATCACTTTGTCCCTGATGTGATATTCCTGGTGTTCCCGATCGATTAAAATATTCATCTACAGATCCAAGAGATTCCGAAGCAACATTTCCATAATAAAAAGTTCCAGTGAGAAAACGATTATCATAATCAACACCACCAGGAACATCCTGCTTACCACTTGTGTTTCCAGAATTTCCAGCAGCAAGGCAAACAATTAGATCATCACAATCAGCATCATCAAACAACTCATCACAAGTTCCCTGTGATGTGGCATGTACTGAAGTGAATTCATAATAAGTACCATTTGTTGTTAGAAAATAAATGGCAGGCTGATATGTACTTGATGCTTCAACGTCCGTGGATGAAAGAGTTAATCCTCTAAAGTTAGCCGTGTACGCTAAACCATACCTAACAAATTGCCTTAAACCCCAACTACCATTTACGATTGTTGGGTTTCTTCTACCCGTTTTTGGATTGATTGGTTTGTTCTTGTGCCACACACGAATGTAATCAAACCCATCAGAAGGATCGGCAAATCCAACATCACTCCTATCAATACAAGCAATAGACCATATATTTGATTCAAATGCTGCTCCAAACTGATTACCAGCAGAAGTTCCAGCAACATGACTACCGTGCCACGATCCATTGAAGGATGGATCATTAAGCACTTTTGGTTTCGTATAATTTGCTAATGATCCAGATCCAGGAGCAGTCAATCCATGATCACTCCATGTAATTCCATAATCATCCTGCCCATGAATAAGAATATCTCTAACTCTACTTACAGTTTCTGTGGCAACTCCAACGGGAACTGAAGTATAACCCGGTAATAAGAACTCTGGATGATCCCAACGAACTCCAGTATCCATAATTACAACATCAACATTTTTCCCAGATAAAGAATATTTTGTATCTTCACTAACAGTATTTGATACAAAGTTATTCGTTGTATTTGAATGTCTAGACAATCCCCATTGTGTAAAATCTAAAGTAGATCCAGGATCACCAGTTATTCTTCTGTGAGTTATATTCTTTTTAAATCTATTCGTAAGTATGTGCTTGTCAAACTCTTCATCATATTTTCTCTGCTCAAGTACAACTGGATTATGCATTGAAGACTTGACTACCCATTCAATTTTTGGGTGTTGTCTCAAAACTTCTGCTTCCTCTTCAGACATTTCATAAACAGATCTCTTAGAGGAACATTTCATATCACTAATACATGAAATTCTTCTATTTGGAATTCCATCAATTTCATTCTCATCGATAATATAATTATGGATTTCTTCCCAATCAGAAGGATCCTTTACACAAACAGTAAATGCCTGAGGTGTGTTTGAAGGAACCTCATCAACAACTACAACTCTTCCTGCTTCGCTTAGTTCTGTTCTCATATTAGAGTAGTGATCCTCTTACAAACCTATAAGTCGTTAAACCAGTAACACCAGACTCTGGTGTTGCTAGCAGTTGTACAGTATTACCATCCATTGTTGCTCCAATAGAAACAATGATGTCTGGTTGATACATCACACCATATTCTTGAGCATAAGCATATTCACCATTCTGCATCACAAGAACTTTCTGAGATTGAATGTAAGTTCCGAACCCAATATGAACTGTATATTCGGCAGTTAAGAAATCATTGGTTGAAGTATCAAAACTATCAACAACAGAAGCAATACCAACTCGTGATGTATGTTCAATAATTCCAGTTTCAATACCATATGTTTCAGTCTGGAAAGAAGATTGTGGATTGGTGGTTCCCAATCCAACATTACCACTAGAATTGGCGTAGAACCTAATATTACCATCACCATCAGAAAGAACAACATTATTTGATGAAGTTCTAATATCTAGATTATATTGATTTCCAGTATATTTTCCAATAATTGTATTATTACTGGCAGTAGTAATAAGAGATCCACAAAAATCTCCAATAAATGTATTATTATTAGCATAAGTGAGTTGTTGTCCAGCTCCAGTTCCAACGGCAGTATTTCTTTGAAAAGCAGAACCAGAAACATTTTTTCCTAAGTTAACTAGAGCTTGTGTTCCAACTGCTGTATTAAAGTTACAATTTATCGCATTATAGAGTGCTTGATATCCAACAGCAGTGTTTTGTTGTCCCCCATCGTGGGAATTTGCTACACTCTGCCCAATGTAAACGTTAGTAGCACCTGGTCCCTTAACAGTAATCCCGTTAATGGTAGAAACACCAGTAACACTTAACTGACCAGTGGTTGTGGTTCCAACAACGTTGGCAGCAGAAGCACTCAGTGTCCCGGTAATTGTTGCTCCATTATTTGTGAATACCGCACGATCAGCATTCCCCCTAAGAACAATATCTCCATTATTATTTGATTTTATGGTTATTTTTCTATCATCACCACCAAGATTATTGGCATTATAAATTTCCATTCCAAGGTTAGAAGTCCATCGAATTCCTACATTAGTATTTCCACTAAGATAAATGAATCTGCCTGGTTGAAGTGTAACATCACCAACGTTATTAATTTTAAGATTATCTGTTGCTATATTTGGATTTCCAAATGTAGAAACACCAGTAACACTTAACTGACCAGTGGTTGTGGTTCCAACAACGTTGATACCTGATGTAGCAGTTTCAAATTTCTTAGAGTTATCATAATAAAGTTCTACTGGACCATCATTGCTGAATACTGCGATAGTTTCGTTTCCAGTTGATTTTGTAAATTTAATGTCACCAGCAACGGTATTTTTAGTCAGATAAAAATCAGTTCCATCCCAGTACATGGAAACATCATCAGTGTCCCCAAATGTAACACTATTCCCATCTTTGAAATTTAAAGTACCAGCAGAACCATCCCAGTATGCTCTGGTTGCTCCATTATGTTGTAAATCAATATCTCCATGATTACCACTCAATCCAGGTCCAAATGTAGTAACACCAGAAACATTTAATTGTTTAGTGAATAGAGTTTCTCCAGTGACTGTTGTGATGCCAGAAAATGTAGAAACACCGACAACATCAAGACCACCGCCAGTAATTCTTAAACCAGCACGAGCAGTGGCAATACCAACGGAGTCTACATTGGTAACATTCTCATAAGTAAGATCCCCAAGAACTGTTACATCACCACTTACAGATATAGCAGAAGCACTGAGTGTTGACCCATCAAATGTCAGGTTCGCAGATCCTGCGGGATTATTGGAACCATCTTTGAAAACAACTTGATTGGCAGAACCCGCTACAGGACCAGTGGTTCCTTGAGTTCCATCAGTACCAGAAGTACCTTGAGCGCCTGTTGTTCCCTGTACTCCAGTTGTTCCCTGTGTCCCAGTAATACCTTGAGCACCATCAGTTCCCTGTACTCCAGTTGTTCCCTGTGTCCCAGTAATACCTTGAGCACCTGTAGGACCAACATCACTGATATTAATCGTACCAGCCATGGCAGAATGGTACTGGCAAACATAATATAAGGTACTAGGAGCATCATAAGGAACGGCAAAAGTCAGTGTTCCACTTTGAGTTCCATTATTAGTAACTCCAGTATTATAAACATTACCAGCATTATAAGCACCAGAGCTGGTTTGGATCCAGAAAGGATGACCAGAAGCACTGATGTTAAAAGTATAAGTAAATCCTCTCAGTAAATTGAGGGTTGGATCATTGGAACCATCAATTACATAGTCACTAGCACCATTATTGGTTATTGTATAAGATCTGGCACCACTTGTTCCATCAGTTCCCTGTACTCCAGTTGTTCCCTGTGTCCCAGTAATACCTTGAGCACCATCAGTACCTTGAGCACCAGTAATACCTTGAGCACCATCAGTTCCCTGTACTCCAGTTGTTCCCTGTACTCCAGTTGTTCCCTGTACTCCAGTTGTTCCCTGTGTCCCAGTAATACCTTGAGCACCAGTAATACCTTGAGCACCATCAGTACCTTGAGCACCAGTGGTTCCTTGAGCACCAGTAATACCTTGAGCACCATCAGTACCTTGAGCACCAGTTGTTCCCTGTACTCCAGTTGTTCCCTGTACTCCAGTTGTTCCCTGTGTACCAGTAATACCCTGAACGCCTTGGAGAGCTGCGGTAGCAATATCAATCCAACTGACACCAATGCCAGTGGAAATTAATACGGATGATCCAGTTCCAATGTTTCCATGTATATCAATAAGAGTACCGTCTAACTCAATATTACTCTGGAATGTAGAAATGCCGGAAATAATAAGTTGGTTAAAAAGAGAAGTTCCTGCAGTATCAATGCCAACGATTGCTCCCGCTTCACCGCCAGCAGGTCCTTGAACACCGATAGTTCCTTGAGTTCCTTGAGTACCAGCACCAGTAGCACCTTGAGTGCCATCAGTACCTTGAGAACCAGTGATACCTTGGATACCTTGAGTGCCAGCACCAGTAGCACCTTGAGTACCATCAGTACCTTGAGTTCCAGTGGTTCCTTGAGTACCTACAGTTCCTTGAGTTCCCTGAGTGCCTGCTCCAGTTATACCCTGAATACCTTGAGTTCCATCAGCACCTTGAGTACCAGTAGTTCCCTGAGTACCAGCACCAGTAGTACCTTGAGTACCATCAGTACCTTGAGAACCTGTAGTACCTTGAGCACCATCAGACCCATTAGTACCAGAAGGACCCTGTGCTCCAGCAGCACCTTGAGTACCATCAGACCCATTAGTACCAGAAGAACCCTGTGCTCCAGTAGCACCTTGAGCACCATCAGACCCATTAGTTCCTGAAGCACCTTGGGCACCAGAAGCACCTTGTGTCCCAGCACCTGTAGCACCTTGTGTACCTACAGATCCTTGAGTACCATCAGTACCTTGAACACCAGCAGAACCATCAGAACCAACAATTCCCTGAGCACCAGTGGTTCCTTGTGCTCCTGTAGTTCCTTGAGCGCCACCAACTTGCTCACCACCAGCATAAAAAGCAGTAGCACTGATAATACCAGTATTTCCATAAAGAGTAACACCAGTTCCAACCTGGATTTCATTATTATCACCATCCAAAGTAATTGAGGATGATCCAATAGTAACAATACCAGTGACTCTTACATCACCTTCAACATATAACTTATATCCATCCTTAGCAGTTGTACCAATACCAACATTCTTTACAGTATTAATACCAACAGAATCAACACCCCAAGTGCCAGCAGAACCAACAACTCCGCCACCACCGCCACCAACAGCACCAATCCATTTACCAGTTGATGCCTGATACTGAAGGAAGTATCCATCAGTCTTAGCAGTGGTTCTATCTACATCATCAAGAAACTCTAGACGGACTTCACCACCACCACCTAAAGTGGCAAGTTGCTCTTGAAGTCTACCAACAAGAAGTTGATAGTGGTTCTTGAGTTGCTCCAGAGTAACTGGATTTTGAGACAGTGGATCACTGTTCTTAGAAGGATCATTCAGCAATCCCTCAGATAGTTTTCTATACTTGATCGCAAGAAGATCGATCTTTTCCTCAAGAGAACTTAAATCAACATTGGGTTTCTTGTTTAACTCAAGGAAAAGATCTTCACGAAGAGTTACAATATCAGCACTGTTAGAAGAAACGTACTTCTCTACTACTTGCTCAACTTGATCCTGATAGAGTTCTCTAAAGATACTCTGTGCTTCTCGGATCTTAATTGACTCAAGAGAGTCTTCAACTAGTGCCAGTTTACGGTGCTTTTCTCTAATCTCACTTAGATATTCTTCAGTGAGATCTTCTTTAGTGCCATTTTCTTCATATAAATCCTTTCTCCAATCATATCTTACGTCTTCAACTTTCTCTTCAGACAGAGGTAGGGCATCACTTTCATTGATAGTGACGCCCGTTTTCTTTAGATCCTCGTCAAGATTTTTGATTTTATTATCTAGATCTTTAGAGGATTTAGAGTGCTTTATGCTTTTCCTAAAGAGTCCCATTAACTATTATCAATTTTTTCCGTAATAGTATTTATTATACCCCCAATCTGGAAATTAATCCAGTCCCCTTTATGCCTGAGATTCTGCCCAAGAGATTCTAGAAGCAACAGAATACGATGATGTTTCGTCAATCTCAGAAGAATCAACTGGAGTAGCACAAATCGTCATAATGTCTGGTCCGTTAGGGAATACACCATCACCACCAAGAATTGAGTTACCCAAGTCAGATAAACCTTCCAAATTAAAGGTTGAAGATTGAGAGAATCTCTTACCTGCTGCGTTTTCAGTACCACCAGAAGCACGGAACTGATAGATGGTTGTTCCTCCACTAATTTCATCACCAGATTCATGAGCAACATATTGTGAAAGTGATGGAGATCCAACGTTTGAATAACTAACATTACTTAAGTTTCCATTCAACACAACTGTGATCGTTGAGTCATGAGATACCGAAACTCCAAGTTCCTTCAATTTCAGTTGCATTCGATTAATAATGTCTCTATCACCAATACCACCAATCAAACTATTATCAACAGATGGAGAAAGTCGCACACTAATAAGTGGTATTAATATGTTAAGATCTTGAGTTGCTGCTCCACCACTAGGAGCACCAATACTAACGGAAGTTCCATTGCCAATCGCAGGATATATTGCTGGTTGACTATATCCAGAAGACAAGTAAATATAAACATAAAATACTCCAGTTCCGTAACCAGTAAAGTTTACGGTCTGACCATCTAACTGCCCATCAGATGTATAAAGTGGAATACCCGCAGAGAACTTAGCAGCGTCTGCTGTAGAAAAACTTAATCTCAAATAATAATTAGAGTAACTTCCGTATACTCTCTGCCTATAAATTGATCCAGCAGCAGTTGTAGTAGCGGTATCTGATGATCCATTGGTAAAGACTAATGAATTACCAGAAGCAGTGAACAAGTAACTATCATCATCGTCAAATCTACCATCCATGATAACTGAAGTACCCCAGTGGAACAGTGATGGAACAAATGTTGGGGTTCCAGTATTTGCCACCTCATAACGAGCAGGGACATTACCAGATCTCATATATGCTTCATTCTGTCTATTATTATGAATAAATTCATGACAATACCTAACTCTACCAGTAGTATCCTTAAATCCGAAACGAATCTTACCAGCACCATACCAAGAATAATCAAAATATGCCATTTGAATATTGTGAATACCCAAATTAAATCCAGATGGTCCAGTTCCATCTGCGGTATCAATATTCCAATTAGATTGTGCTACTTTAGTGTCAATAGTTTTTGTAGAAACAACCCCAGTTTGAGAAGATCCTCTATATTTTGGTTGTACATGAATCTCTGTCTGGCTAGCAATGTAACTGATCTTATATGATTGTCCTCGAATAACAATCATATCACCAACACTCAATTGATCAGAAAATCTAGTGGAATCTCCAAATAATTTATTTTCATTTTTAGTAACTGTTAATGTTCCACTTAATTGTTGAACAGAAGATCTTCTTACAGCATACAAAGTGCTTCCATCATATTCATAGAAGAATCCATTTTGGAAATCAAATAGACCACATCTTACAGCAGCATTTGAATAAGAAGAAATAGAATACTCCATAAATCCTGTAGGATCAGTTTCAGAAACTGTTCCAGAAGCAGAATACTGGAATGTAAAATCGGTTATGGCGGTTACAGTTGTAGTTCTATTGTAATTACTATCACTTGCTCCTCTGAATGTTATTGTATTTCCAACAGAAAGACCATGTGGATATTGTGTTGTTACCGTAACTGTAGTCCCAGATCCCTGAACCCTTTCTGCCGGTCTATACGGACTAAAGTTAATAGCAACAGAACACTGAATACCCTTACCAGATTGATAACGGAAATACTTTCTCGTCTGTCTAACAATTTGAGAATCTGGGGATGTTCCAGCAGTAATTTCCACACCACCATCAAATGGTCTATGTAAATAACTACCATCTGCTCTTACATTTATTTTAGTATCAATAAAGTGTGAGGCATTATCTGTAGTAATTCCAGCAGGACCAGTCAATTCTAACTTAGTATCGCTAACAACAGATGCTACATTATTTGACAAATAATTTGCCGGTGTTCCTGTTCCTCTAATTACAAAACTATCTCCAACTTGATAGTTGGATTTAAACTTTGTTCCATATCCAGTTACATTTACAGCAGTGTCTGTTGTAATTCCAATCGTTCCAGCAGCAGCAACTCTTCCAGAAATAGAATTAATTGTTAAATTATAGTTACCAACTCCACCTGCCGGATCAGTAATAACACTTGTTTTAACTGCCCAATCATTTAAATTATTAGCTAACGCTACGTATTGATCATCAGCAACGATAGCATAATAAGTATTGCCATTAGTAATTCCAGCTGGTGCACTACCAGAAGTAACATTAAACACTACTTTTTGTCCATCAGTTAAACCATGACCACCAACAATATAAACATATGGAGTGCCATTAAATGTTTGTATTCCAGAAGGATTACTAAATTGAAGTACCCTAGGTGATATTTGGTTACTGGAAGCAATACTTACAGTTGTTGATGTAACACTACTAATATCATAATAATCATCTACAATACCTGTAGTTTGATCTGTTTCAATATTCCATGGTCCTGTTCCAATTCCAAGATATTGATAGGTCTGTCTATCAGAGTTTCTAAATGTAATTCTATCACCGTTTATAATTCCAGCGTAAAGAGTTTGTTGTTGATTAGATGGATTTGGGAAAGAAGGTGACGTAAATTTAGACTTTACTTCATCAACAATATCAGTTACCATCTGAGCAATATTAAGAACAGATCCGGTAGGACCATATCTTGAACTGGAAACATCATCATCAATTGGTAGTAAAACTTCAATTCTATACATGGAACCTTTAGTTCCGGTCATTGAACCATATAGAGCCCATACAGAGGCATTGTAGACATTACCCCAGGATTCAGATCCTGTCCCATATTGCCCACTCCACTGAATATTATCTAAGTTAATAGAGAGGGATATAAATCCAGGGTAGAAGGATTGTGGATAATAATATGTGTAACTATAAGTATAATACCAACCATCCCCAGCATTTTGTCTTGTATTTTGAGTACCCCATACATTATTATTATAACGTGCAAAAGTTCTCTTTGTTTGATAACTGTAATCATAGTAATAGTATCCATAAAAAGAAGAGTCCCCCATTGTTGCGGGATTTGGAAACTGCCTGATTTGCAGAATATATGGAGAATATTGAAGTCTATTATAAGCGGTAGACTGCCAATACATTCCTTTACCAGCTAAGGTTCCACTACCAAGATTACCACCATATCTTGTAAAAAGTGCTCCAGCATCAATTGGACTACCAGTATAAAGAGTAGAAGGACTGGTTCCATATGGAGCCCACTGATAGTATACGGTTTGATTACCATATAATCTGATTTGTGTTGAGGCATTATATCCATAATCACCGTAGAACATATACTGACGGTGCTGATCGGTTTGACCAATACCATCACCACTGGTTACATTACTAAAATATCCATTAACATAGTAAGCATATAAACTGTTATTGCCATAATTTACATCCCATCCATGATAAAATCTTGAGGCATCCGTACCCATAGTGGTTTGAATACTATCAAGAGCTGTTGTTACAGCATCAAAACAAACTTGACATGTGTTTTCATCCGATGGTTGGATAGGAGCTGGATCAGTTCCAGGAAGAGAAGCCGATGCATTAGACCCAGTATCTGGTGTTACATATATCCTTTGATTGCTGCTTAATTTATGATCTGGAATATAAAAACTATCATCACTAGTTCTTTGATAAGAATCACCATCTGGAGCAGTGGCGCTAGGATCACTTAAGGTATAAGATCTCTTTCCTACAGTATTTGTAATGTACAAACTCGTCGCTGTCGTCAGACCATGATTATATCCTGTCGTAAAAGTTAGTGTTGATGGGTTTGCATTATCTGTAGCAATCGATTCGTTGCGATCATATACAATATCCGAAGCTGAAAAGAAAGTTCCAGGAATAATTACAGTGTAAGCAGTTTTAATGTCCAGTGTAGATGCTTGAACTCCAGATGCTTTATAAGTAAAGGAAGTTGTAGTTTCTACATTAGTTACAAGATATTTTCCTTCTGCTGTTCTAGATTTTAATCCTTGTACTTCGATAGGATCACCAATTGACAACTCATGAGGAACACCACAAACAACAGTAATCGTTTGAGTATTTGCTAAGGTACTAACAGATATAATTTGCCCAATAGAAATTCCACCAGTTGAAGAATAAATCGAAGGAATATTATTAACGAGTTCTAGGGTCTCCCACTTTGAAGACTGTAGTCCATATTCAAAGTCAGTATCAATCAGGTTCTCAGGAGTACTGACTCTAAGTTTGTGAACGGGGTCTACAAATGACTCACCAAATTCTACTTCATCAAATTCCTGATCAACAAAAATTTGAAGTTCATCAGACGCACTCATTGAAGAGGTGTCGTAATCAAGTGTTAATACAGTTTTGTGTGTTGTACTATTATATGATGTAGTACCACCAAGACCATTACCAGCAAAGTTATAGATGATTACATTATCTGTTACGTTCGTAATGAGAAGCAACGATCTTTCTAACCACTTCCCATCCATCTCAATGGTTCCAACTCCAGCACCACCAGGAGTGAAAGTGTAATTATAAACTAACTTTTTTGCCATCTGTTAGGATCCGTTATATATCAAATATTTAGTAGAAGGCTCTAATATCGATATTCCTCGATCTTGTCTAAAACCTTGTTCAGGTATTTATGTGCTATTTCTTTTTCTCCAGGATATCCAGCATCATGATCTACTTCTTGTTTTAATTTGAGAATATGTACTTTAAGCTCTTCCCTGTTTAGTTGATATCTCGGCATACATAAAAAAACTCTGCTGCCTATTTAGCAACAGAGTTGAGTATTATTACTTATTATATCAAACAGGTGCGGTTTCCCTGACAGTTGACTTAACGTACTCTAGAACTGCTTCGGGTGTTGATGCTTCGTAAGGGTCAGAGTCTGCGTTGTCACGCATACCTTCTTCAACGAAGAGTTTCTCAATGACTCCATCATTAACGACAGCAGCATAACGCCAACTACGCTCACCAAAGCCAAGATTAGACTTATTGACCAGGTAACCCATTGAACGGGTGAAGTAGGCATTACCATCTGGTACTAGTTGTACTTTTTCAATACCGAGAGATTTACCCCAGGAATTCATTACAAAACCATCATTAACAGAGATGCAGTAAATAGCATCGATACCAAGTTGAGCAAACTCTTCATACTGTTGCTCAAATCCAGGGAGCTGATAAGCACTACAAGTAGGAGTGTATGCACCAGGTAGACTGAAAATAACCACGCGCTTACCATTGAAAAGTTCAGCAGAGGTCTTAGTTACGAATTCACCACCAATACGATATACAAATTCTACTTGGGGTACTTGATACTGTTCTTTACGCATTTTTACTTCTATCATTTAATTAGTAGGATTATAAGCGGGGATCATCATGCCCCCACCAAAGTCATCATCATCGTCAGCACCATTGCTACCAAGGGCGCTGATGAGTATCCACATTCCCAGTAACATTGATGCTAACAATATCATCACCATACTCCAGGAATGATTTGTCCTGTGGTGAAGTAGGCACCGAAGGCGGCAACGATACCAATCATCGCTGCCCAACCATTAATACGTTCTGCTTTTTCGTTCATTTTTCGTCTCCA